TAAGATTGTTTGAAACACGGCTAGGTTGGACTAATTACCCAATCGAAAAGAGTTATCCCTTCTCTTGCCGTAGTTTCTTTTAAAGGGTGTTTAAAAAGGAAAAATCCAATGTCGGAACTCTATTCTCTTGATCTTTTTGGTCAATCAACAAAACCGCAAGCTAGTGGCATAGTTGCAAAGCGTTTTATCATGCCGCCTTTCACAATACTCGATGCCAAAAGCGGTGATTGGCAAGAGCGTAAACGTGCTTGGAAAACGCTAGGTATTGCAAGCGAAGTTGGCCGTGATGCTGCGGCAATCCATTGCCCAACAAACTCCGATGATTCTGGCCTTACCGATGCCAATTACACAAGCATTTTTGACCCCGTTGTATGTGAACTTGCATATTCATGGTTTAGCCCTTTAGGGGGGCAAATTCTTGATCCATTTGCGGGTGGTAGCGTAAGGGGTATCGTTGCGGGTGCTTTAGGTAGAAATTATTGGGGGTGTGATTTGCGTTTAGAGCAAATTGAAGCAAACCAAAAACAAGCCGAAGAAATTGAAACCCTTATCAAGCCCGAATGGGTATGTGGGGATAGCATGGAAATGCTTGCACAAGCGCCCGATACCGACATGGTGTTTTCATGCCCGCCTTACGGGGATTTGGAAGTTTATAGCGATGACCCTCAAGACCTTTCAAACATGGAATGGCACACGTTTGTGGCGGCTTACAAAAGAATTATTTTGCGTTCGGTTCAACGCATGAAAGATGATTCATTTGCTTGTTTTGTTGTTGGTGATTTTAGAGACAAAAAAGGGTTTTATCGTAACTTTGTAAGTGAAACAATTGATGGTTTTGAGCAAGCGGGTGCATTGCTATACAACGAAGCAATTTTGGCAACAAGTGTTGGTAGTGCTTCAATGCGTGTGACTAAGCAATTTGAATCTAGCCGAAAAATGGCTAAAACGCATCAAAATTTCTTGGTGTTTTGCAAAGGTGATTGGAAGAAAGCAACGCAAAAAATCAATGAAAGTTTGGTTTGATATGCACTACTATCAACATCATATTGGTGATTTTATTAAAGACACTTCATTTTTAACCAATGAAGAAATTGGAATTTATATTAAATTGATATGGCTTTATTACGATGCGGAAAAGCCATTGCCAAACAATTTATTTGAACTTGGCATGAAAACTGGAACAAGGGACAACCAAGTTGTTCTTGAAGGTTTGTTAGAAATGTTTTTTGTTTTAAATGAACAAGATTCATGTTGGCATCATTCAAGATGCGATAAAGAAATTGAACATTACAAACAACAATTAACCATTGCTTCAAAGGCGGGGAAAGCATCGGCACTTAAACGGGCGTTGAATAAGAATTCAACGGGCGTTGAACAAGCGTTAAACGAGCGTTCAACACAAGTTCAACCAACCAGTAACCAACAACCAGTAACCAATAACCAAAAGAAGATACTCAGCAAACGCCTCGCTAATGATTTTTCTTTTCCTTTGGAATGGGAACAGTTTTGCAAAGAGACAAGACCTGAACTTAGCCCAGTTAAGACCTTTGACCAATTTAAAGATTATTGGATAGCCCAAGCGGGTCAAAAGGGGGTGAAGTTGGATTGGTTTGCAACATGGCGCAATTGGGTTAGAAGCACCAATGCACCAAAGCAAAACCCTTACGACATTGCTAGGCTCACAATTCCATCAAAAAATGAGCCTGATCCCGCATTGGAAAAAATTAAAGCCGATAACTTAAAAGCCGTACCTATTCCGCTTGAAGTATTGGAAAAGATGGCATTGTTGAGGAAAAAGGCATGACACACCATGAAGCAACAAGAATTCTTGATAGAGCAAGAGAAGGCCAACAATTTAGCCACTTTGTTATTACAAGAGCGCTTGAACTTACGGGAGACTATGAGACAAACGGAAGCAATGGAATGGATCAGGCGATTCAAAAAGAAAGCCCTGGAGGAAGGCAGGGGAGAAGCCCATTATTGGTTTCAACAAGTCATAGCGGACATAGCCAAGAAACGTGGTCAGCAAGCCGCTGAAGACCTACGCCAAAGAATGAATAGGATTAAAAATGAGACGAGCCGCAAGGGTTGACGCAAACCAAGAGCAAATCGTCAGCGCATTGAGAGCTGCTGGCGCTTATGTTTGGATTATTGGCCTACCTGTTGACCTTTTGGTTGGCCACAAGGGTCACACATTCTTGGTGGAGATCAAAACCGACTCTAAAAAGCGTTTAACGGCCTTACAAGCCGATTTTTTTGAAAATTGGTCTGGTAGTACCTTGGCGAGAATAGATTGCCCTGAAGCCGCCCTACGCATGATTGGAGTTATTAAATGAGTAATAAAGCTGTTTACATTATTTTGGTTATCTTGCTTATTGTCCATTGGGGATTGGTTGCTTACTTTATAGGATTTAAGCCATGATTTTCACCCTACACAATAGCCAACAAGCCCACATTGTCCTCAAAGACTTGTGGCCTAAGATCAAAGAAACCTTGCAAGCGGGCAAGCAATTGCGACTTGAGGTCAAAAAAGCCACTCGCAGCACAGACCAAAACGATATGTTTCACACCCTGATTGACAAGATTTACAAAGCAATGAAGGTGATTGGTAGTGCTTGGTCAGCAGACGATTGGAAACGCTTACTTATTGACCAATGGGCGCATGAAACAGGGCGCAAGATTGGCAAGGTTGCCCCAAGCCTAGACGGTGAAAGGGTTGTGCAGCTTGGGCTACAGAGCCACAAATTCACGGTTGAGGAAGGCTCAGAGTTTATTGAATGGCTTATGGCTTGGATGGCCGACAAGGGGATAGAAGCATGATGTGTCCCGTATGCAAGACCCGCCACAACAAAGTATTAGACACTAGGGCAAACCCTGAGTTCATCCTGAGAAGGCGCATTTGCGCTAATGGCCACAAGTATTTAACCAAAGAACACGCAATTACCGATGACACAATACCTGAAGCACCAATATGTCAGGAGCCAGAAACTCCTAAAGCTAGTGGCGGGTTTAGCCTGTCAAAACTGTGGCATCGATAACGGGGTTCAAGCGGCACACACCAATTGGGGTGGCGGCAAGGGACGGGGCATCAAGGCCGATGACAACCTAGTGGCTGCGCTCTGTCTCAAGTGCCACTACGAGATTGACCAAGGGGCGCATCTATCCAAGGACGAGAGACAAGAGATGTGGTCAAAAGCCCATCAAAAAACCGTGGATGAGTTGGTAAACAACAACCAATGGCCCACGGATGTACCAATTCCTATATACTAAAATTGTAGTTGCCTTGTGGTGAGACTGTATTAAAATGCAATCTCACCACTTTTTTAGGAAAAAGTATGGATAAATATTCGGGCTACGTGTCAAACTTTGTCCTTGCACTACTGCACTGTGGCACAAACGCCCATTTGATGCACTGGACAACCAATAGCTTCAGCAAACACATGGCTCTTGGCACGTTCTATGACTTAATCGTAGAGCAAACCGATGCTTATGCCGAGGCTTACATGGGTAAATACGGGCAACTAAAGAAGTTTCCCAATGAGTATCATCCCCCAAACAACGATCCCGTAAAGTATTTTGAAGTGCTTTCCAAGTTCGTAATGGACATAAGGAAAGAGTTACCCCAAGACTCAGAACTTAATCAACTTGTGGATAACATTCAAGAGAACATAGACTCTACATTGTATAAACTCAAGTTTTTGGACTAAACCATGCCAAGCCATTCACCCGCCCAAGCAAGAATGATGGCCGCAGCCGCGCATAACCCCGAGTTTGCCAAAAAGATGGGCATCCCCGTAAACGTAGCGAAAGACTACAATCAAGCGGATAAGGGTAAACGCCTAGCCGAAGCAATGAAGGCAATGGATAGAAAAAAGAACGAGGGCGGTTAAACAGGCAATTGAGGATGTCGAGTGTGTAATTTTCCTGTTTTCTCGCACACATAATCAAAGACCAAATCAACGCCCTCACCCAACAAGGTGCAAGCAATGAGTGAAAACAACAAAACTAAACAAAGCCGCAAAGGTTGGACGAATAACCCCAACGGGAGGCCGTCAGGAGTGCCCAACAAGGTCACGCAAGAGGCAAGACAGGCCATAGCCTTGTTTGTGGATCAAAACGCGCACAGGCTCGCAGAATGGCTCGATGCCGTGGCCGAGGGTGATCCCGTAAACGATGTAAAGCCAAACCCCGCCAAAGCGTTTGAGTTGTTCCAAAGCGTTGTTGAGTACCATGTGCCCAAGTTGGCACGCTCGGAAGTAACAGGCGCAGACGGTGGCCCACAAGAAATGGTCATTAAATGGCAAGCGGAATCATAGAAATCCCGTATAGCCCTAGAAAGCAGTTTAGGGAGTTTCACGCTAGAACCGAAAGGTGGGCTTGCCTAGTTGCTCACCGAAGGGCGGGCAAGACGGTTGCGGCCATCAACGACATTATTAGGGCGGCCATCACTTGCAAAAGCCCGATGCCCTTGTTTGGGTATGTTGCCCCGTATAGAAGCCAAGCCAAGAGCGTGGCATGGGACTACCTTAAATACTTTTCCCGTCCAATCACCAAGTCAAGCAATGAGGCCGACTTAATCATTGAACTGCTAAACGGTGCAAAGATCAGGCTATTTGGTGCGGACAATGCCGATGCCATGCGTGGATTAGGCTTTGATGGCCTTTACCTAGATGAATATGGCGACTTCAAGCCTAGCGTGTGGGGTAACGTAGTAAGACCCGCTTTATCCGATAAACAAGGTTGGTGCGTCTTTGGTGGCACGCCCAAGGGTAAGAATCAGTTTTGGAACATCTACGAAACAAGCAAGAAACTACCGAATGAATGGTTTAGCCTATCCCTACCCGCAAGCAAATCCAAGCTATTGCCCGAATCCGAGTTAGATGCGGCTCGGGCACAACTAGCGGAAGATCAGTATCTCCAAGAATATGAGTGCAGCTTTGAGGCGGCCATCGTTGGTGCGATATGGGGCACGGAGATGCGCAAGGTAAGCGAGGACGGGCGCATAACCAAGGTTGAGAACCAAATCGAGGTCAAGACACACACGGCTTGGGACTTGGGTCACACCGATGACACGGCCATTTGGTGGTATCAAGTCATTGGTGGGGAAATCCATATTGTTGATTTTTTTGCCCTTTCTGGTGGAACAATCGAAGAATTTGTTACCAAAATCAAAGAAAAACCCTACAATTACGGAAAACACTACTTACCGCATGATGCGAGAGCTAGGACTTTGGCAAGCGGTGGGAAGTCAGTAATTGAGCAAATGGCCGCGCACTTGGGCATTAACAACTTGGCGATTGTGCCTAGTTTGACCGTTCAAGATGGCATACAAGCCGTGAGGATGGCATTGCCAAGATGTTGGTTTGATGCCGAGAAGTGCGCAGATGGCATCGAAGCGTTGAGACAGTATCAGCGTGAGTATGACGAGGACAAAAAGGCTTTTAGGCAAACGCCAAAGCACGATTGGACAAGTCACCCCGCAGATGCAATGAGGATGTTAGCAATTAGTTGGCGGGAAGAACCGAAAGACAAACCGCCTGACCCGAGTAAAGTGTTGATTGTTGGCCCTGAAAACGAAGTCACAATGAACGATATGTGGGCAATCCACAAACAAACCGCTAGGAGCAATCGAATATGAGTGGAATAAATACACCTTACGCATACCAATATGAACACGTTGCCGCAAGTCAAACTGCGCAAGTCTTGGGTGGCACGGGCGCAGCGGGGGATTACATTCACCGCCTTGCTTGCACGGTAACTACTGCGGCAACTGGCAACGTCATCATCCTTGATGGCTCGGGCTTTAGCCACACGATACTGCCCGCATCGCCTGGTGGTGGCATTGGTCAATACGACATTGAACTAAACGCTCGATCTAGAAATGGCGCATGGAAGATCACTACAGGCGCGGGCGTTGAAGTGTTTGCCGTTGGCATTTTCTCGGCTTAATCATGTCTAAAGCTGGACTTTATGCCAATATTTTGGCCAAACAAGAGCGAATCAAAGCGGGTTCAGGTGAGAAGATGAACAAAGTGGGCAGTAAAGATGCCCCTACCGCTAAAGATTTCAAAGACGCTGCTAAAACCGCAAAGCCTGAGAACAAATGACAGCCGCATGGACTCGCAAAGAAGGTAAGAACCCCGAAGGCGGGTTAAACGCCAAAGGGCGGGCGAGTTATGCAGCAGAGACGGGCGGGAAGCTCAAGCCTCCCGTCAAATCGGGGGATAACCCAAGGCGTGCATCTTTTCTTGCACGAATGGGTGCAACCAATGGCCCGATGGAGAAGAATGGCGAACCCACACGGTTAGCACTTGCTTTGAAGGCATGGGGCGCATCATCTAAAGAAGATGCCCGAGCCAAGGCAAAAGCAATTTCTGAAAGAAACAACAATGGCTGAATTAGTCCCAACGGAAGTTGACAAGTACAACACCCTTATAGCCACTTACGACAACGAGTTCAAAAAGTGGGAAGCACGCACTAAGAAAATCATTAGGCGCTATCGGGATGACACACGAAGCGCAAGCGGCAATGACACCGCCAAGTTTAATATTCTTTGGTCAAACGTACAAACCCTAATCCCCGCTGTTTATAGCAAGATGCCCAAGGCCGATGTAAGCCGAAGGTTTGGGGATAATGACCCGATTGGCCGTGTAGCGTCAACATTGGTTGAGCGTGCATTGGACTTTGAGATCGAGCATTACACCGACTTTAGAAGCACGATGCGTCATGCCGTAGAAGATCGGTTTTTGGGTGGCCGTGGCGTGGCATGGGTTCGTTATGAGCCTCACGTTGTCCAAGTGCCTGGTATGCCCGAAACCCCCGAGAATGATGATGGCTTGCAAGTCACCGAAGATACGGACGAGGCCGAAACCAAAGACTACACTGCGGGTCAAGTCGAGCCAATGGAGCAGATTGAGTACGAGTGCGCACCAACTGATTACGTCCATTGGGCTGATTTCGGCCATAGCGTTGCCCGTACATGGGAGGAAGTGACCCAAGTATGGCGTTGGGTTTACATGACCAAAGACGCATTGGTTGAGCGTTTTGGTGAGGAAGCG